TGCACCACCAGGTAAGAACCTGCTTCTGTTTTTTTGAAAATGGAGAAAAATGAAATGTCTGACTGATCTGGCTGTTACCCCGATTAGTCTTCATTTTCTGCAGTTTCTCTTTCAGGGTTTTGATCTTGTCATACATTCTCATCACCCCAAACATCCACCGCAGTCGCATTCATTGCATCCAGAAATCCATCATCTGTGGTATTCTCCTCAACGTTATCCTGTTTCAGCATTGCAAATTCAAGCTGCATAGTTGCAAGCTCAAGTTTCGCATCATCATATCCAAACTTGTGAAGTGTCTCAATTGCTTTCTGCTTTCTCGCCTGGACTCTGGTCAGCGCATCTTCAATGGACTGAATCTGTCCAAGAATTCCTTCGTACTTCTTCAGTTCAGTAGGCTTGCCTTTTTCTATACCGGAACTAAATTCTGTTACGGACATTCCCGAAGGAACATGTTCTCCATCAGAACCAGCTCCAAGTTTCTGTTCTTCCATCTGTCGCAGCTGATCAATGCGCTTCAACATCCGTCTTTCACGTACTGTCAGAAGTTGTATCTCCTGCAGGAGTAGCTGTTCCTTATCCGGCTGTACTGTCTGAATCAGCTTCTGTTCATCTACATCCAAGGTATCAAAAAAGAGAGCTTCAAACTCTCCCGTTTTAACTGCATTCTTATTTCCCGGTGGTCCTGTACCGCCATGTCCCTTAGCATTTTTGTTGCCAGGCTGTCCACCTTTTTTTCTCGCAACGTTGCGTTTCTTCTTTTGCAACGTTGCATTATTCCATTTATATCTATTCTTCCAGCTTCGAACTGTCCCTTCTGGAACACTAAGCTTTTCAGAAATCTCAATCAATTTCATTCCAGAATCAAATAGTCTTCTGGCTTCTTCTACTCGCTGATCTGGTGCTCTTGCCAAGCCTCACCACCTCTCATTCATTTCGTTTTTGATATTTACTGAAATACAGTCCTGCCAGCACCATAGTGACAGCCGGTTGCTACCACGCTGAAAGGAGGTGCAAACACTTACATACAGTGAATCCATGCCTAAAGTATGTATGTGCTGGTGCTGTGCACGCTGTATGAAAATTGGCATATAAAAAGGTGTCCGAATTGGACACCTGAACATTTTAAAAGCGGAACTGCTGCCAGCTCCGCACCTTTAAGGAGATTTACTATAAAAAAGTTGCGTGTGTGGATCACGCAATCGGAACAGATGGGCTTGAACCACCGACACGCTGGATATAAGCCAGCTGCTCTACCACTGAGCTATGTTCCGGGATGTCCTGATCTGAGCACCACCAGAGACCAGGACGGGGGATTCATCATATCTTATATGCGGAAGATACGTATGAGAAAAGAAAACTGAACGTCTTGGCTATTTCCAATTCGTTCATGATATACTATAACATCTTTGAAGCGGACATATCGGACAAAACGGACAAACTTTAATTTTTTTCAAAAAATCTTTTAAATTCTTTTCTTACACTTTCCTCTGTAGTCTTCCGTCCCATCCGATCTGCTACCTGCTGCCAGGTCATTTCCTCGAAGATCTTGTATTTAATAATCCGCTGCATCCGGAATGGGATTGATATCATCCATACTTCAACCTGCAGTTTCAGTTCTTCCGCTTTCTCTTTCTTCTGTCGCAGGATCTCTTTCTTGTTTCTGAGTCTGATATCGTCTGAATAAGAATATGTCGTTCCCTGTACTTTAAAATGCTGTGGATTGTAAGGGAATTCCGGATTACTTCCAGATACAGTCTCATTTGCTGTGATATTCTTTTTTGATTCGAGTTTACGGATTTCTGCTTCTGCTTCTTTGGTCACCTCGCATGCATCTATGTATTCTTCCAGAATTCTCTTATCCATGATGTCAGCCTCCTCGTTTCCATTCCTTCTTGGTTTTCTTGTCCCGGATACCCGTTATCTCTAAACCCAGCAACCCGGCAGTGTTGTTCAGAACTGTGTATGCATTATAAATATGTGTCGGCATATGTCCTGCTGCCTTGATTGCCTTACCTGATGTTGGATCCGGATAGCCCTCATGATTTTTATATGCCATTCTTCTTCATCTCCTCCAACTTCTTCTCAGCTTCTTCACGAGTGAGGAATACGGTTTCTCCAATAGAATGTGCCATAACAAAACCGAACTCAGTTTCTTTTATATGGTATGATCTCTTTTCATATTCACATGGAATATCTTCTTTACATTTCCACTTTTGATAGCTTTTACAGTCATAATCATAAATACAATCAAAAATCGTACTTAACGTATATACTGTAGTTCCTAATGGTACTGGTAATTTCATTAATAATCCATGTTCTTCTGCTTCTTTGTAAGATTTTAATTCTTTCAGCCATTTTGCAACTTGTTCGTATTTTTCAGCACAATCAGCGCTACTTATAAAGCTGTTAGGAATAACAATAGTATTCTTTTCTTTATTTTTTCTGTTCTTACAAACTACTTCTTTTATGTATTTAATAGCTTCTTCAAGTGTTAATCTCTCCATCTACTTTACCTCTCCAAACCAGTCCTGAAATCCTTTCATACAATCAGGACATAAATCCAGAGCATTATGTGCGAAATATCTTCTCTGACTATCCAGATTTAATACCATGATCCCATTAGGATTTTTTCTATCGTTTTTAGAATTGTACTGCTCATACAGTTTTCCACATCTATCACATTTCTTTGCACATGCCATTAATCCATTCCTCCTGTAATCTCATCAATACAATCGTTCCAGCCGATCTTATAGCTCGGTAGTTTGCCTCCCGCTTTGAAATACTCGCCGTTATAAAGCCCAGTTACTTTCATTTTCTTCGGCAGTGGCTTCAATGGACACCAATCAGGGATTGATTCTGCTTCTCCATCTAACGCTGACTTTCCTGCAATCGGGCAAGAAACACAGGTTTCTATAATGTTGCTATAATTCTGTCCGATTTCGCAATCTATACATCGTTCTGGCGTATTTATCACTAGCACTGATTTACTCATTTGATTCCTCCTCAAAACTAGACCACACGCTCATATTGTCAACTTCGCAATTGCAGTTATTGTAGTCAATATCTTCTGATGCTCGTGCTTTTGCTATTTCCTCAGCTTCTTCTTTTGTATCGGCTTCAATATCGTCATAATCAATTGATAAGCTCATGCCAACACTTACATACAATTTACTCATCTGATTTCTTCTTTAATAATTCTGGATTGTCGAAAATATTACCAACTACTTCCATTTCGCATCTTTCGATATAATCTTCTGTCAGCGGCATTGACCAGCAGAATGGTTCACATCTGCTGATTGCATCTGTCGGAATAATCTCATAATGCCATCCGACAACTTTATCTACTATGGAGCCGGTTTCAATATTTCTTACACCAAATTCTCCAAATAGCACTTTTACAAGGTCTTTTGGGTTTCCATGGCACATCAAAATGTCATTCTTCCAAATTTTATTACCGTTCTTGTCGCAAAATCCTGCGAACCGGCAGAGTGTTTCTGGATCAATAGGTGGTGCGTATAAAACACCTGATTCAACTGGTTGAATTCGATATTCAAATAAGTTTGACCGTGAATGGTCTATTACCAAACACCCCTCAACCCATTCGCCATTATCAATCCGCTTTGCCTTGAAAAGAATTTCTCTCATTCAACTCCACCACCTTCTAAGATTTTAATAGCATAATCTATAGCTCTGTTCCATTCCAAGTCCTCATCATTGGAAACAACACGAAATCTGTCCATAAGCGATTCCGTAACTTTTTCCGCATCAAATGCTGTCGGCTGCTCGTTAACGCAATCAATAAACTCTTTCTGGTCAGAGCTAATACTTGTGCCAATTTCCCAAATTTTAATGTATTTAATTAATTCGTCTGCATCTATTAATCGCATTTATTCATCCTCCCACACTCCAAACAACCGCATCCTCTCATACAGTACAGCGACGGTCTTGCGCCTGTATCCGTAAAAGTCCTTCGGATTCATCGGGATATATCTTTCTCTGCTGATTTTCCTGTAGCTTTTCCGGTGTAGGATATTTTCGATAACCATATCCGCTATCACCGTGTTTTTCGGGCAAGCTGACAAGGCAGCACTGGAAAGCAGGTATCCGTACTCTGCCGGGAAGTCTTTCAGCATCGTATTCAGTTTTTCTATGTCTTCTGCCGGAATACCGTAGTCTTTCAGCTTCTTATTCCTTGTCAGCATACCGTTCTCCTTTCTAATCGTCTGGGTGGTGCTTATCGTACAGTATGGCGAGCATAATCACTCCCCATGCGCCGACATTAAGTCCGATAAATATGCCACATAATAATGTAATCATGGCTCGTCCTCCTCAACATAATCTTCTGCATATTCATAACTGTCCATATCATCACATTTGCACTGGCAAGAATCATTCTTAGTACAGCAGATGCAGCACTCTGTTTCGCCGTCCGGACACTCTAATTTGCAATATCCCATTTAGTCCTCCTTATATGGTTCTGGAAGTGGCATCCAGGCAATAACACAGTCTTCATCATCCCATTTTCCATTTTCGATACCGCACATTCCCGTGAATGGTTCTTCCTGTCCGACAAGCTCTCCGTCTAAAGTAGTGATATATGTTCCGTCTTCCGGTAATCTCTCACTGACTGGAATCCAACCATTTTCTTTCTCGTCCTGTTCCAGATCATCCTTAAGCTGTTCTATCATTTCCAGAACATCACTTGCTAAAACCATCTGGTGGTCATCCACAAGTTTCTTCATGAAATCATGATAATCCGATAATCTGTCTCTGATATGGCTCATACTTCCACCTCCAACTTTAACAGCTCTGCAATAGACCATGGTTCCTCGTTATTTCTAATGAACGTGAACATATTGCCAAAAATCTCTTCAGGGACTTTGGCAGTTGC